CTTGCTATGGAAGCTACGCAAGCCGGCCGGCGTTCCTAACTCTTGTGGTATCCAGAGACTGGCAATATTAATGCCCGGAGTAGCTACTAACTTCTCCTCCACATAACCTCTGACTGCTCTATCTTGTAGCTCCTCTAATGCTTCTTGCATTGCTGCTTGAAGCTCCATTGGCGCCACTGTCAGGCTGATAGCTGGTAGCATGACGCAAACATTAGCTCTCTTAGTAGCAGTAGGGTTCTTTTTAAGCTCCTTTTCCGTTGGAGCTTTCCACCGCACTAGCGAAAGCCGAAAGCCTTCCCCTACTCTGTTTTCCAGGTCATCCACGTAAGTAACTACCTGGAACGGAACGAGGACATACTTATTATTCTGTAGAGTGCTAGACATAACCTATTGATCCTTACAAGGAGTGGAAGAAAGCTACTTGCATACGATCATTAGGACACTAGCTCCTTTGAAAGCTAGTTAGCGAAGCTTCTAGTTAGTGCCGAGAGACTGAGAAGCTGGCATTTATTCTGCCAACTTTTATAAATCTAATCCCTCCAACCTTACGGTGTGAGATTGTGAAAGCTCCGAAGCTCCTTAGCTTCTTCACTTTCTCCACTGTCAACGGAGCAAGTGAACCAGCTACTGCTAGTCCAAACACCCCAAGCAAATAGAGATCAAAGCTATCCAATATTGCGTAGTTACTGAGTTCATTCATTTGGTCTATTCCTTCTTTATTGCTGGCCTAGTAGCCAGCGAGAGGGAGCTAGTGTCCAAACGATCGTATGCAAGCTTCTCACTACCTCTTGCGAAGCAGTGAGCCCTTGGAGCTAACTAGATGGAAGCAATTATTGAAACTTAGTGAGTCTTACAGTCCCGAAGCTGCCCGGATGATTATTGCAGCTTCTTCTCTGTTCAGCTTCTCAGACTTCTTAACCAAGTCTTCTAGAAGCTTAGTAGCTTCTTTCGCTACTCTCAACGCTCCATGTATATTGTCCTCAAGTGATTTCCTTCTAGCATCTGCTAGCATGTCTTCTACGTTGCATTGCATCATTTCTAAAACTTTATATCGTTCGGCTCTATTCATAACTATTGTTTCCTTACTTACTAGATGCTTCCACCTAATAAGCTCCAAGGGAAACCAGATTTAATTGTCAAAGAACCTCGGAGGCCGTCGTCTACTCTGTTTCTTGCTCCGATAGACATAATCTAAGCCCTTGCTAGCTAACTGTCAACTAGGAGAATTATTAACTTTTTGTAATGTTGGAGAGAGGTTGACAACCTCACGATACCCTGCTCTACTATAACCATGGATATCATAAGCAACGCTATTATCACTAGCTCTACCATAAGCAACGCTACTATAAGCAGCGATATCATACTAAACTTATAGGACTAGTAGGAGATCGGGGGGGTATGGAGCCCTTTTTGGGGGTTGTTGTCTACTTATTCTTTACTATCAGGACCAAATTTCTAAACTTTTTAACTATTCAAACTTCTAACTCCACTATTAGCTCGCATAGAAGCGAGCAATTAGTAGAAGTCCTCAAAATCTTTAAATTATAAAAAATTTTTCAAAATTTTCGTAGGTATGCGGCTTTTTAAGTAGCTAAATAAGATCGATCTTACTCTCTCACTCTCTGTTGCTATGCAACTCTCTTATTTACTGAAAACAAAAAGCGCCATACCTACTCCTTCGGAGAAATAGAGCTGCGTAGCAGAAAAGAAACAAAGAGAAAGATCCCCACTCCTCTATTTACTTTCCTTTCTGACAAACTGTGAGAAAGTAACTGGAACTACCCTTCTAATGGAGCTAACTAAAGATGTCTATTAACGAACTCCGAGGCTTATATCCTTTCTCTCCACAGGATGTGCTTAATGTTAGAAGTCAATTAGGAGTTCTTACTACTGATGGAGGGCAAACTCTCTCTAATGACACTGCAACTGCTCTTACTATAGAAAGCACAGGAACTAATTGGCCAACTCTTGTATTTAACTCTCTTCTTCCAGGAACTTGTGCAGGATATATAGAGGCCAGAAGAGCAGGAGTTAGTAGATGGTCTGTAGAATTAGGATCTACAGATGCAGAGAGTGGAGGTAATGCTGGTAGCTTCTTTCATATTAGACCATTTGCAGATGATGGAACTCCTTTACAATTTGCTTTAAGAATTACTAGACAAGGGACGGAATATCATTTTTGCACTCTCTTTCAATTAATTACTCCTACTTCTGGAGCTAACTCTCTACAATTTAGACCTTCAGATACAGCTTTTCCTTCTATTCAAGGAGGAAATAATGTTGCTACAATAAGACTTTCTCCTTCTATCTGTATAGGATCTACTGATCTTATGCCTACTATTTCTTCTGGTAATGGAGCTCCAGTAGCTACTGCTCCACCTCCTGGCTCTATGTATATGAGAGCAGATGGAGCTACTGGAACAAGAGTGTATATTAAACAGACAGCATCTACTTGGGCAGCTATTGCTGCTGTCTAAGAAGAGAAGAGAAGGAGATAGAAAGAGATGTCAATTAATGAATTAAGAGGTCTTTATCCTTTTTCTTCGCAAGATGTTCTTAATGTTACTAGCCAATTAAAAGCTATAGCTTTACCAGGAATTGCTTATATCTCTAGCAATATTACTCCTTCACTTACTATACAAAGCACCACTACTAAATGGCCTTCTCTTGTTTTTAACTGCGCTCTTACAGGAACTGCTACACAAATAGTAGGAAGAAGAGGAAATACTTTAGGAAATAGATGGAGTTTTAATCCTGGTAATTCAGTAGCAGAGAGTGGAAATAACAATGGTAGCTGGCTTGGACTTAATTACTTAGATGATACTGGAAGTAATTCTAAAATAACTTGGCAAATAACTAGAACAGGAACTGAAAATCACTATCATACATGGCTACAATTGGCTCATCCAAATACTCCATTTTCTGGCGGCTTTATACGACTTCAAGGACAAGAGACAGGAACAATGCCTATTATATATAGTAGCTCTCCAACTACTCTTGTTAGATATTCTCCCTCTATTTGCATAGGAACTACTGATAATATGCCAACAATAGCAACAGGAGCAGGAGTTCCTACAGCTGCTTCTATTAACTCCTCTCTTTACTTCCGAACAGATGGAACTGTAGGAGCTAGAATGTATGTGAAGCAAGCAAATGCTGGAACAGTATGGGCAGCAGTAGCTGGAGTCTAAAAGGACAGGAGTTCTTCCACTAATTAACAGGAGAGAGAAAATGAAGTTTTTTAATAAAATACAAAAATTTTTAAAAAAGAAAAAGGTATGCGGCCGGAAATCTTACTATTTAGTAATGAGGAAATCTTACTATTTAGTAATCTTAGCCGCCGGCATAACTTCATGCTTTCCTTCCCTTTCCAGTGCTCAAGATCAAAGCACTGCTAATATGTTACGAGGAAAAGGATTTGCCAACAGTGGAACAGCCTCAGCTTTTACTGGATTAACAGCACAAGGAGCAGGAACATTTATTTATATAACAGGTATTCAATGTTTAAGAGCAGATGCATCTCCTACTTCTATTGTTATTGTAACTCTTAATGATACAGCCGCAACTGTTATAGGAGTTCCTACTACAGGAGTTTCATTTGTAGTATATGGAAGAGTGCCACTTATTATGCCTGCAAATACAGGATTAACGCTGGCATTGAATACTTCAGTCACTAATGGAGTTACTTGCACAGCTCAAGGCTATAGAGGATAAGTAAGTAGGTAGAAAAGAGAGAAGAAGGAGCTATAAGAAATGGCTATTAACAAAGACCAAATTAAAGAGCTATTAGGTAATGGTCTTACTCCTGCAGTAGTAGCTAGTGCTGTAGGTTGTGAAGCTTCTTATATCTCTCAACTTCTCTCAGAAGAGAGCTTCGCTAATGAAGTAGCTGCGAAAAGAACTGTAGCACTAGCAGCTGACAGTAAGAGAGATGCTACCATAGATGGGATAGAAGACTCTCTGTTAAGTCAGTTGGCGAGTGTAGTAAGTGATGGAGCTTTCTTTAGACCGAGAGATCTATTGAGTGCAGTAGCAGTAGTTAACAAGCTACAGAGAAGAGGTAAGCCAATTAATGGAGTTGGCAATCTTGGAGGTGTAGTTAACAACATTGTAAATATCTCTCTTCCTACTCATGTCTCTAAGAAGTTTGTAACTAATAGAGCTAATGAAGTAATTGAAGTAGAAGGGCAAACTCTAGTAACAATGCCTGCTCATCAGTTGCTAAGAGAGTTAGCTGCTAAAGGAGATGGGGTTGACAGGAGTGGAGCGGAGAAGTATAAAGGTAGCACTAGACCTCAACATGTTGGTGTAGAAATAGAGGGAGCTAGTAACGAGGAGAGAGAAAATGTCAGAGAAAAGTATCAGAAAGCCCTTAACTATCTACCAAGCGGACTTAGCACAAAAGTTATATCAGATGCCTAATGGTATGTTTGCTTATAAAGAAGAGAGAGAAGAACTTAGAAAGAAAGATGAGGAGAAAGCTACTGCTACTCTTCTGATGTTAAAAGAGAAAGTTAAGGAGCAAGTGCGAGAAGAAGAGGTTAAGGGAGCTGCTGCACTTAAAGAAACTATTTATAACCCAGATTTAGGGCTCTCGACAGCTAAGGAGAAAGCTAAGGAGAGAGAAGCTGCTCCTCCACTTAAGAGAGATAAAAAGATAGCTGCTCACTTAGAGAAACTACGGAAGAGTAAGAAATGAGCTTAGATGATCTCCGGAGACTTAAAGGTGCTGCTAAGAGCTCAGGAGTAGATAAACTTAACTCCTGGGCTTATAAGCTTGGAGAAGACTTAGAGCAATATGTAGATGAGCCTGGCTCCGCCAGTGCCAATAGAAACTACAGAGCAGCTACTATTGGCTTTGAAGACCTTACTCCTGGAGAAGAAGAAACTACAGAAGCTACTTATAACAGAGATCAAGTAGAAGAGGCTTGTAAGATTGATCTTAACTTCTTAGCAGCACTAGCTATGCCTACAGTCTTTCAATTTGATTTCCCTTCTGTTTTAGTTACTGCTTGGCATCTCTTAGTAGAAGGAGCTCTCTCTACTGTTAAGCTCTTCCCGCAGTTAGCACTAGGAATTCCTAGAGGTCATGCTAAGACTACATTGGTAAAACTGTTTATCCTCTACTGCATACTTTTTACCAAGAAGAAGTTCATTCTTGTTATTTGTTCCACTGTAGCTAATGCTGAGAACATAATAGCTGACGTAGCAGATATGCTTAATGAACCTAACATTATGGCTACATTTGGAGATTGGAGAGCTTATAGAGAAGTTAATAGACAGGATCTTAAGAAGTTCTCCTACAGAGGAAGAGATATAGTTCTTGGAGCTATTGGCTCTGAGGGAAGCATCCGGGGGCTTAATGTTAACCATGTTCGTCCAGATGTTATGATCTTCGAAGATGTGCAAACTAAAGAATGCAGCGAGAGTCAGCAACAGAGTGAGACACTAGAGAGATGGATGATAGGAACAGCTATGAAGGCTAAGAGTCCTTATGGCTGTAACTTTGTCTTCGTAGGAAATATGTATCCTGGAACTAATAGCATACTGAAGAAGCTTAAAGTTAATCCTCAGTGGGTTAAATTCGTTCAAGGAGCTATTCTATCTGATGGTTCTGCACTATGGCCAGAACTTCACTCCATAGATGACTTAATAGCGGAGCTTGATAATGACATTAGTATGGGTCATCCGGAGATATTCTTTAGTGAAGTAATGAATGATACTGAAGCAGGAATTAACAACAGAGTAGATCTCTCGAAGATTAAAGCTTGGCCATGGAGTGTAGTAGATAGACCTCAAGGTAAGTTTATAGTAGTTGATCCTGCTAATAATAAAGTTAATGGAGATGATGTAGGAATTGGTCTCTTCGAAGTTTATGATGGAGTTCCTGCGCTTAGAGAGTTAATTCAAGAGAAGCTAAGTCCAGGAAATACTATAAGGCGCTCGCTGCTTATGGCATTGGAGAATAATGTCAGAATTATAGCAATAGAGAGCACAGCTTTTCAGTATACTCTTCTCTATTGGTTTGAAGAAGTAGTTAAGCAGCTAGGAATAGAAGGAATAGAAGCTGTGGACATCTACACAGGAATGGTTAGTAAGAATGGAAGAATTAACGACATGCTTAAGTCTCTTACTGCTGGAGAGATTATTATCCATGACTCAGTAAAGAGTAGAGTAGCTCATCAGATAGCTAACTTTAATCCAATGAAAAGAGATAACACTGATGGCATTTTGGATCTCTTAAGTTATAGCACTAAGGTTCTAGAGATTTATAGTAACCAAGTTTATGTAGAGGAAAGCTTATATCTACAAGATGTGCTCAGTGCTAAGACAGTGGAGTTTAACTCCCCCTTTTAGGAGAGAAGCGAGGAACGAGCACAAACTACGACCTTTTTCTTTCATTTTCTAGCTGATAACAACAGAGAGATAGTAGAAAGTTATGGCAGTTTCTCCATCTTCCTCTAATAGTAGATCTACTTCTCCAGCAGCTCCTCCAAGCTTTAATAGAGGAAATGGAGCTTCTTCTCCAGCAGCTAGTGCCGTAGGTATGGCGCCTGGAAATGCTACTAATAGTGGCCCTTCTAATAACTCCACCAATACCGGCGCCCAACCTCCATCTGTTACTACTTCCTTTTATCCTGGGCTACAGACTGCTAAAAGCACAGAGCTAACTACTTCTATTCCCTTAACAGATGAGCAAGAGAGATCTATTCTTCAGTTTGCTAGAAGAAGTCAAGAGATCCTTTACTCCTCTATACAAATACGCTCCAGTATGCAAGAAATAGATATGCAGTATAATAGAGAGAAGAACTTAACTATTGCTCAGCAGAGAGCTAGAGCTGCTAACTTAGCTGGTGATCTTTCTCGCTTCCAAGATGTAACTGTTCCTATAGTAATGCCTCAAGTAGAAAGCTGTCTCACTTATCTAACTAATGTCTTCCTTACTGGCTACCCTATCTTCGGAGTTTCTAGTAATCCTGCTAATGAAGATACTGCTCTTATGATGGAGACTATAATAGCTGAGAACTCTATTACTGCAGGTTGGGTGCAGGAGATTATGCGCTTCTTTAGAGATGGTCTTAAGTATAACCTCCAGTGTCTTGAAGCTACTTGGAACCAGAAGACTACTTGGGGAATAGATACTGATCCTACAAAACCTAACTCCGCTGCTCCTAAGAAAGTGCTATGGAATGGTAACTGCTTAAAGAGAATAGATCTCTACAATGCCTTCTGGGATTATCGTTGCCATCCTTATCAAATAGCTGACTACGGAGAGTTTGCTGGTTATACGGAACTTTACAGCAGGAGTAGAATGAAGCAATATATTAATGATCTCTTCGATAAAGTAACTCCACGAACAGCTAAGAGAGCTTTAGAAAGTCCTATCATACAGTTCACTCCAACTACTTCTGGCTACTTTCCTTTCACTTACTTTCAGCCTACTATTAACCCTACTCCTATGATGTCTCCTGCTAACAGTATGCAGAACTTCAATTGGATGAGTTGGGCTACTAATGATAGGCGCTCTTCGATTGATTACAAAGATGCTTACAATGTTACTACTGTCTACGGGAGAATAATTCCTGATGACTTTGGTTTTAAAGTTCCTGGACCTAATCAGCCACAAGTTTGGAAGTTTATAATTGTTAATGGAAGTGTTTGTTTACTAGCGGAAAGACAAAGTAACGCTCATAGTAAGATACCTATGTTCTTTGGTCAGCCTCTCTCCGACGGCTTAGATTATCAGACAAAGAGTTTCGCTCAGAATGTAGTTCCTATGCAGGAAGTTTCTTCCGCTCTATGGAGTGGATTTATGGCATCTAAGAGACGTTTAGTTACAGATAGAGTTCTTTATGATCCTTCTAGAATACGAGAGAGTGACATTAACTCTCCGAACCCTTCAGCTAAAATTCCAGTGAGACCTTCTAGCTATGGAAAGCCAATGCAAGAAGCTGTCTTTCAGTTTCCCTTCAGAGATGACCAAGCTAACTCCTTCATAATGGCAGCTAAGGAGACAGTTAACTTCGCTAATATGATTAATAACCAAAATCCAGCTATGCAGGGGCAATTTGTTAAAGGAAATAAAACTCTACGAGAGTATGAAGATACTATGGGCCATGGTAATGGCAGTAACCAAATGATGGCTATTAACATTGAAGGTCAAGTATTTACTCCAATAAAGGAAGTACTTAAACTCAATATGATGCAGTATCAACAAGATGGAGAGATATTTAACGCTGATAAAAAGAGAACTGTAGCAGTTAATCAACTTTCTCTCAGAAAGACAGCTGTTCAGTTTAAAATTAGTGATGGTCTTATTCCTGAAGATAAGCAGATGGGAACTGATGAGTTCTCTGTAGCTCTTCAGGTATTAGGTAGCACTCCAGCTATAGCTGCTGGTTATAACTTAGCTCCAGCTTTCAGTTATGTTATGAAGTTACGTGGAGCTGATCTCAGTCCTTTTGAGAAGAGTCCACTACAGATGCAATATGAACAACAGATGGCTAGTTGGCAACAAGTAGCTATGGAAGCAGTTAAAGCTGGTCAACAACCTCCAGCTCAACCTCAACCTTCTCCAGAACTTCAGCAAGAGTTACAGCAGGCTCAACAAGTAGGAGGTTCTAGTGCTGCTGCTCAACAAAGTAAGACAGCTGCACTTTCCTCTACTCAAGGCTCTTAACTCCGTTAACTTAAGAGAGCTGTTAATTAGTAGAAAAGTTCGGCGCGCGATCCTTCGACACTTACTAAGAGAAGTGGAAACTAACATATGCCAAAGATTAAGAGTCGTCCTTTTGTAGAGTATTCCTTTACAGAAGAGGAGTTAGTTGTAGCTTCTGTCTTTACTGAGCTACAAACAGCTTACATAGAAACTACTCTTTCCTACTCTGCATTGGAGAAAGCTAATCTTGCCTACACTGCAGGAATGGTAGATAGTGAGAGACTCTTTATCTATCAACAAGAGTATCTTAGAGGAAAGATGGAAGCTTTGCAGGAACTTCTTAACATCAGTGAAGATAGAAAGCTAGCTCTTCAGGAACTTTACAGTAGAAGTTCTTCGCTACAACAGATGGAAAACTCTGCTCTACCAAATGACTTAAACACTCTACCAAACTAACTAAACTACAGAGAAAGAGAGAAAGAGAAAGACTATGGCAATATTCCCCTCTATTAGAGAGCTCTTCGGAACTCCAGCTCCACAAGCTCCAATGTCTGTAGCACAAGCTGCTAGTGAGAGAGCAGCTTCACAAGCTGGAGCTTCCACAACTTCCACTTCTTCAGGAGTAAGTGGAGATGGAACAGCTACTAGTAATCCAACTGTTCCTTCTTCTACTACTGCTTCTTCTGATGGAACAGGCCCTGTAGCTATTCCAGCTGCTGGTAAGGGTGATGCATCCCCATTGTCAGAATATAAGG